GTTTGTGATATAAAATCAGGTATAAATCTTCTTATCTTCATTATAAACTCACCGTCTCCTCTAAATGTTGCAATACCAGTCTGTTGTCCTTGTGCAGTTCTTTGAGCTGTGATATCAAAATCTCCAGATGTTATATTTGCAGCTATCGCAGTGATAGTTCCATTTCTATTTTGATCTGTTCCTGTCTCATGTTCATAGTATCTCGTTTTACCCTCGGTGTTTCCCACAACATCAAAAGACGTATCATCAGATGCATCGTATTCCGTTGCATGTGGTAAACCAAAAACAGCAGAGTCACGCCACATTGTTCTAGCTAAACTACCAACTGTCCACACTGGTCTTTGTGGAGAGGAGTCAAAATAATTATACGTTACCATTCTATCGACAACAGAAGATGAGGATGATGGATAGAACCATGTAACCTCACCAAATAGATTATTTAATCCTGCAGATATCATTTGATTACCAGAATCTATGTTTATATTATTGTAAACAAAATCTTCT